CGCCGGAATTGACGAAGACGCGGCTCAGCTACTCCTCCACCAGCAGCGCGTTCAGCGCCGCCATTGACGCCGGCAATCTCGCCGCGGCGGATATAGGGCGCCACTTGGTTTTAGAAGCACCGCCACTTGGTTTTAGACACCATTCAGGGACCGATAACAGCCATTTCAGGCACATCTGAGACCTCTATAAGGCGGAGCTAATAAGCACCTCTCCAACCGATCGAGTGACGGTTCTGGAGACCGAATAGGCCGCCACTGGCCGTACCGGTACAGCCGTAATCAGATCAGCTCTGGAATCCATGTCGACATTGCATCCACTACTCCCCGTGCCCTCTCACCAAGGGGGCGGGGCGGTTTATCCGTGTGCAGTTCGCGCTGCACGGCTTGGGCTGTTCCAGCAGCCCAACCCCCGCAAGGGACTATTTCAATCGATCTTTGACGCAATGCATCGCTATTTCGACCGGAACCACGTCGTGCCCTCAAGAACCCAGCCAACTGCCACACCCGCGCTCAAGCTGGTCGGGGCGGAAACGGCAAATGTCGTTCCGGATGGCGCGTTGAAGGTGCATGCGGTGATCGTCTGGCTGGACGAGACGATCAGCTCGGTGCCTTGAGGGAAGACGGAGGGAAGATTGATGGCGCCCGTCGCCAACGTGCCGGCCGGAGTCAGCCCGGTGAACGCCTGATTGGGGGGGATCGTGTAAGTGAAGCCAGTGGTCGGCGTGTTCGTGCCGGCGTTGTGAGAATAATCGTCCTTGAAGGTCAAATTCTGCGCCTCGATGACGGGGCGCATAACCACGTCCATATACCGCCGGCTGTAGTGAGAGGTGTCACCACCCAGGGGAAAGGTCGTCTTTGTGTCGCCGACTGCCATCGCATCGCGCACGCTCAACAAGGGGCGAGTATAAACGCGCCGGCGATCCTCGATTTCGCACCAAACGGCTTGAAGATTGACCGTCCCGCCGGTGGCCCAGATTTGCGGCGACCAGGCGCCGCCGAACTGTTCGACGTCGCCTTCCCAGATGATTTGCTCAGCTGTCTGCGCCGAACTGCGCGGGTCAGAGGGAGCGCCAGATCCCAGCATATAACTGACGCGGACGTGCGCGTCGTTAATGTCGACAATCAGCAGTGGCGCAATCCCCGCATCGCTCGCCGCGGCGACCTGGGCAATGCAGGCCGGGGCGGTGAAGCGGCCAAACTCAACAGTGACGCTGGACGCGGACAACCCGGTGAAGGTCCAGTTATCCTTGAGCGTCACGTGCTGAAAATCGGTGTAGGCCGTCAGAGAGGATCGCAGCGTGTTCCCGCTGCCATCGGTGATGCGGATGTTCGCCTGCGCCACCGCATCGCGCGGCGTGAACATCCAGCCGCCCTGCCAGAAGACGTTGCTAGAGGTCAATGCCGTCGCATTGATGTTATCATCGGTCACACCAATGATACCACTATTGGTAAAAGCAGTGATGGATGTTCGATAATCTTCGCCTGTCACATCGGCGGCAACAACTCTCAAGCAGCTACCCACCTGTCCCGACGCGAAGCCCGAATAACCACCGTTCGGGGCGAGGATGAAATTGATACCTCCATTGTTGATGAACCCGCCCACGGCAGTACCGATGTTGGTCTGACCGCTGGTCGCGAGCGCATTGCTGCCGTTCGAGATTGTGCAGGGCGTGCTGATGATATAGCCCCAGGAGCGGTGATAGACGTAGAGATTGCCGCCAGCGTCCCCCGTGATGGTCTGATCCGTCGAAAGCACGAGCCTGTTGTCCGGTTTCGGCGAAAGCTGGATCTCCAGTGTCTTTATCGCAGTCCAGAACTGAGCGCCCGTGGTGCTCGTCCCGTTACCGAGCTGCAGCATGAAACGGTGCGACCTGCTCTTGTAGCCGCCGGGGAAGGTATAAGGCGCGGTTGCCGCGGCGGAACCGGACGATAGCGGCGGGACGATCTTGCGCACAGCATTCCAGGGATTGAAACCATACTGCGCTTGCGTCGCGCGCGTCGCAAAATCGATCAGCGGCAGTTTGTTGGCTCGGGCCACCGATCGCACATAACCGGCATCATAATCATTCCAGCCGATACCGATTCCCTCTTCGCCTCCCGCGGAGAAGAGGTCCGAACCCTTCGTGCCTTCAGTGACCAAAAGTATATCAGGTGGCAGCCCATTCGCCGCCGTCACGCTCTTGATCCGGTTCAGCACACCCCAGACATGAGTCGGGTGCAACGCCGAAGTGTCATTCGAACCTTCCGCGATAATCACCAGGCCGGGGACAACACTGCCGGTCCCATTCGCGTTCGGGTCTGGAATCGAGAGCACATAGTTGCTCAGCCAGTTCACGCTGGTGCTTGTTTTCCAGGGCGGAACATTGACCGTGCCGCCGACATTCGCCGAGGAATACAGGTCCAACCACCGCGTGCCTCCGATCCCCCGCGTCTGGACATTTACCTTTTTGCTCTTGTTCTTTCGCTGCAACGCACGCTGATACAGGGTGATGGAGTTGTTTCCATCGCCCGACGGATCTTCGACCGTCCAGCTGTCGCCGGTGATGACGACTGGCACGGAGGCCAGCGTGGCCGACACCGGAAACGCGGTTCCTCCGCAATCATCGGCGGGGGAAGACGGCGGCGGGGCGTTGAATGGGATAGCCTGACGCCACCAAGACACTTCCTGGATACTGGCCGGCGAACTGGTCGCCTGCGAACTGATAACATCAGTTTCCGTTTCGCCGCCGCTGGTCCACCAGTCGAGCTGCGAGGCAACGTGCGCGAACTGCGCCGAAGCATCATTGAAGATGCCACTCGTGTTAAGCCCGATCGCACCAAATACACCGGTGCTCTGCGCATAGCGAAAACCGCTGAACAACAGCGACGTTCGCCCCTGACCGCGCGCGGCGAAACCGGCATTGACCATCGCCGAATGATTATCCGTGAACCAGCGAATAAATACGCCCGGAAAACTGCTCTTAGCGGTCGAAAAGTTGGCCGTGTTATTGCCCGAAGAATTAGCTGAGAGCGTCACGGAAAAGGGCGAGTTGACCGCCGATATCGTGGCGATGTTCGGGAACAGACCGCTCGCGGCAATGACGTTTCCCGAGGCGTTCAGCGCATCGCTGACAACGATGGTCTTGCCCACATCCGACGGGAATCCAGAGCCGTCGCTGCCGGTACTGAAGCACGGGCAAGCCATGCTTTGAGACGAAGCCGTCACTGTCGTCGGCGCCACGCGATCCAGTGTCCAGGTGGGCACCTGGTTAGATGTGCGTGGTAGATAATCGAAGTCTGTCACGACTGCGATAAACGTGCCGCCCGAGGTTCCCGCCCCCGTGATGGCGATCGGCTTGCCAATCCAGTCCTCGCCAAATCCAAGCCCCGTCGAGGCGATCTGGTTGGGAAATTGCAGGGTAGCGACCGTCTGACCGTTATAGGTGCCATTGTTCTGGACGGTCACCTGGCCCACGTATGTATATGCGCTGGTGATAGTCGGGCTGCTGCTCGACCAGGTGCAGGTGTAGTAGCCGCGCAGCAGGTCGTCGATCGCGCCATAGTCGGTGACATCGACCGAGTTGAGAAGGACACCTAATTTCTTCCGACCCCCCTGGGCGATGAGGGGCGGCAAATTCGACGCCTTCGCGTTGATGTTAAGAAGTGCGAGAACACTCGCAGCACCCATCAGCGCGCTGCGGCGGCCAACCGAGGACATCAGTATTGCTCCGCCTTGATTGTGCAATTACCTGTGGAGCAGGTGCAGTTTAATGCCTGATTGCTCAGCGGATTGGGGAGAGCTTCAAGATCAACAGTCGTCGCATAGACCCTAAAAGAGTAGTTGGTCGATGATGGCGTGCTCCCGTCGTCGGTGCAAAGGACATCGCCCCCACTTGAGGCGGTCGTGTTGGCGATCCGGTAGGCATTCCGGTTCCCCGCGCCAAATATCTGGGAGGAGGATCCCGCCGTCAGAGAAGTGACGCCCGAGACGGTCGGATTTACAGCAATGCCGGGCGCAAAGCCAACCAGCGGTGGGTCAGCTTTGGCGTCAGTCGCGGCGAGAACAATGAGAAAAGCCAAGAGACCAATACGTTTCATGATGCTTACCCCCATCAGATCCCGACGTAGCATTGAGTGGAGCTAACGCACTCGAACACCGCCGAACCGCCGACGGCGATCCCGACAGCGGTGTTAGCGCCGTAGGCCTCGATTTGCGCCCCGGAAAACGGATAGACTGCCAGCGTACTGGCGCCCCGGTTGTAGATCACTTGGCGCACACCGGCGGTCGTATTGAGAACTGTCCCAGAGCCGGCGGGAACCGTCGTGAAGACCGTGACCTGAGCCGTTATCGCCGTCGCGGTGCCTTGTGTCGTGCCTGCGGCCGTTGCGCCGTTGGTCTGGGTGAAGCCGATCAGACCGGTAGCTGTGTCGCCGCCCTTGTTCAGCGGGGTATAACCGAGCGCCCCGTTGATATCGCTCTGACCGAGGGTCACTGCGCCGGTGTGGCCTTGCACGCTGGCGACGGCGCCGGCACAGGTAAGGTTGCCGCTCCCATCATTCGCGCAGCCGGCGCCGAGGTTGAGTTTCCCGACAGCGCCGCCGCCGATGTTGGCCCAGAATGCCGAGGGGTTATCGATGTCGGCGCCGTATTTCTGGATCATCATCGGGCCGACATTGCCGGCGATGGCGATGCCTGCGATCAGCAGGAAGCCGGCGACATAGCGAAAAAGCCGTTCCATTGACATCAGCCTCCTTATGAAATCGCCCAGGTCAGGATGTTGTCGAAAGTGAATTCGGCTTGGTTTCCATCACCGATGGTGACAGGAACGTTGGTGCCGTTCTCTTCGAAACTTGTTCCAAACGGCGGATAGACCGTAAGGACCTGGCCGGTGCCGCAGCGATTGAAGACTTTCATCGTGTTATCCGGAAGTATTTGAAGCAGCACGCCGCCCCCAACCGGGCAGACCTTGATGATATTCTTTCGTGCCGTCAGAAGCGTCGCGGCCCCCTGACCACCGGCCTGAGCAATGATGTTGGTTTTCACAACGCCGCTCGGCGGAGGGATCGCACCAATCTGCTCGATGATTACGGACATCATTGCGTTACCGCCCTTCTCACGTGGATGGCGAAGGTTTCCGTGAATTGGATCTGACCGGGCCACGCGGCCCTTACGTCGCAGCGCAATCGCCCATCGGGCCATCGGCAGGTATCGACAATCTGGATGTAGGCGAGGCCGATTTCCGAACCCATGATGATCGGCAGATTGGCTACCAGGACATCCTTTGCGTCGCGAACCTGGGCAGCTAGCGCCACATGCGAGATATCCATCGCATCGCCGTCGTCCTTGAAATACAGGGCAACGTTCAGGCTCTCGCCTTGCTTGATGCTGACTTCCCTCATGGCAGCGCGGCCGGCTGGGTTGGGGCGGTCCAGGTGCCCCCGGCGATCGCCGCGTCATATGCCGCGATCAGCGCGTCCTCATACTGCGCGACAGCCTCGGCAAACGAGGTGAATGCAGCCGTCGACGGGAAAGTATGCGGAGCACCGGCCATGTCCTTCCAGGACCGGGTCGCCCCACCGTTGGTGAACGTCCCCTTCGTTGCGATATAGACCTGCTCCGCCGTGATGCGATTGAGCGAGACGTCATCCAGTCCGTAGATCCCGTTCAGCGCCGGCGTCGACGTGCTGCTGATGGTGACGCCGGCGGCGATCGCGGCGGTGAATGAAGCGGTCGCGACGGCCGCCGCGGAAGGGGGCACCACGACAGGCGCGGCGAAGGTCCAGGCGCCGTTGACCTCCGTCATGGTCCAGCCGACCGCCACGTCCGATGGGCACTCTACCCATGGCATCGAGGCCGGAAAGCAGTCGCCGATCGCTTGACCAGCGGGGGGCGTGAAAATCTCGAATACGAGACCGGCAGCGCCAAATGCATATGTCGTCATCCGATCGCCCCCCTATTGCTTTATCAAATAGACGCCGCCGTCGGCCCCGCGGCCGCCGTTCTGCCCCGACTGGCTGGGACCCGAGATCCCGCCAGCGCCGCCGGCGCCGGGCGCCAGGCCATTGCCGCCGGGCGCCGCACCGCCGGAGCCACCGACGCCGGTGGCGACACCACCGCCGCCCCAGGGGCCGCGACCACCGTTGCCCGCCTGACCGTTCAACGTCGATTGGAAAAATATTCCAAGGCCGCCGGGTTCCTCGCCGCCATTGATCAGGCCGCCCGTCGACACGTTCGAAGGCCCCGTGAAGCCGCTCGCATAAGGCGGCGTGGTGGCGGGAGCGTTCTGAGCGCCATGCGCGCCAGGGGAAGCCCCAAAGGATCCGAAACTACTCGCGCCGCCATTGCCGCCGGGCGCCCCCCCGGTGACGCCGCCGCCGCCGCCGCTGCCCACGGTGATTGTGTAGGTTGTCCCCGGCACGGTCGTCGCAATGCCGAAGCAAAGCGGTGCCCCGTTACCTCCCGGCCCCGCCGAGGACTGGCTTGAACTGGTCGCGGTGCTGGCGCCACCCCCTCCGCCGCCGCCCGTGACATAGTAGGGCACAGAATAGGTGTCCGCGGGGCAAGTCCAGCTATAGGACCCAGCGGCGGTCCAGCTAAAGGACGTCTGCACCGTGGACGGAAGCCCCACCACCAACCAGGTCGTGCCGTCGGAAATCACCTCAATGGATTTGAAGGTAAGAAGTCCGGCTGTCCGGGGCGGTAGCTGAAAGCTGGCGTTGGCACCGGGAGAAAACGTTCCGGCAGGCGGCGATATCGTCACGGTGTTCGACGTGCTGTCGATCCGGAAAAATCTATAGCCGAATTTCTGACTATTTGCGGCGGCGGCCGCTGGCAGCGTGATATTGATCGGACCAGCGGCGGCATTGACTTCGATGATGCCGGCTTCCGCGGCAGTGAGAACCGCGTTCGCGCTCACCACTGTCATCCCACCGCCGCCGATCAGGCTGATCGCCTGCAGCAGCTGGGTATTATCGGCGTCCGTCGGCACGAGCCCGATCTTGGTTACGGGCGCAAGGATGCTTTCCTGCGCACCAGTGAACCAAAGGGCATTCGGCACCGTCCCCAGCTGGCCTGTCCCGAGATTCAGGTCCTGGAAAACCCTGATGCCGCCGAGGGTAAGGTAATTGGCTCCGGAAATACGGTCCATGCGGCCTCAGCTCGTGTAATTGAAATAGGGGGTGGCATAGAGCGGCGCGCCGTTGCGGATGACGCATTCCATCACCGACGGCTGAAACGACCCGAGGGCATCGCCACACTGCGATGCACCGCAAATGAAGTAGACGACGTCCCTCGCCGGCAGGCTCACCTGAAACGAACAATGCTCCGGCGGTTGGACCAGCATCGAACCACCACAAACCGCTAGGCCAAGCATGTAGGCGGGGAATTCCTCGATCGTGATGGTTTCGCCGATCGACAAGGCATAGCGCTCGAAATAGCCGGCGCAGATCGTTCCCCGGTTGGTCAGCCGCTGATACGCGATCTGGCCGCGCGTGACCGTGTCGGTGACCTGGTCGGAGACCTGGCAGGGATCCGGCCCCAGCATCTGCTCCCAGTCCGGCAGCAGATCCGGCGCCTGGCGCGGGTCGATCTGGGGCAGCATGCTGAAGGCGGATTCCTCGATCAGCGCGATTTCCGCCGCCGGCGCGCTGAGCCTCGCACTCCAGTAATTGTCGAAGTCATGCGGCGTCGCCGCGCCATCCGGCAGCAGCGCGATCAGCTCCTCGCGAACCTGGTCAGCGGGACGGGGGAAGGGAATGGTCATACCCAGGTCACCGTGCCCATCACGGCGATCGCATTGGCCGCCGTGGTCACATCGGCCGACGGCACAGTCATTTCATAGGCCACGGACCCACCGGCATTCTGCAAGGCGGCTTCCAGCCGGCTGAAGTAGATTGTGCCGCCGATCGTTGCATCCGCCAGGATCTGCAGGGCCAGCGCGTTCGTCGCGGCGGTTCGATTGGCCGTCGTGTCGTTGACCAGGTGGATCGTGAAGTTGACCGGGGCCAAGGTGGCGCCCGCAACGACAACGACGGGTGCGCCGAGGGGCTTGCGGTTCTGCGCATCGTTCAGATAGGCGGTGACGGTATTGACCTCGGGCGTCGTCGGCGCGCGCCAGGTCTCGCCGTTCGGCATCGCGAAGATGACGGTAATGAAACCGGTGCCCGGAGATGTGGCCGACACGATCGCACCGGGCGCCGCGTTCTTCGTCCATTTCTGGAAGTCGGCCCCGTTGCCACCGCTGCCGGGATCGCGGATGGCCGCCAGGATGCGCTGGCGCCAACTGTCGATCGTTTCCGCATCCTCGCCGGTCAATCCGTTGGGATCGACGGTCGCGGTCTGCGATGTCAGTCCGGACACCGGCGAGACAACCGTCAGGACGGTGCTGGCGGCGAGCGAGCCGACGGATCCGGCGCTGGTGCATTCGACCGCCACGGTGACATTCGTCTGGCCGACGGCGATCGTCTCGGCGGATGTGGTGACGTAGGTCAGGCCACCCTGGATCGACAACTCCAGACCCGAAGGGATGGGCGTGCCGGCGACGCCGGTGAAGATCACGTTTCCAACCGCCGGTGTCGCGAGGATCTGCGGAACGTTCCAGATCGCCGCATGGCGAGGCAGCCAGTCCTCGGCCGTATCGACCATCAGCTCCAGCGCGTTCCGCCCCTGATAGAACCAGAGATCCTGCACCGCCATATCGAGGACACGGCCATGGACCGCCAGCGTGGAAAGAGGGGAACGCGCGTCAACGATCGGCGCCTTGGCGCCAGGATTTTTCAGCAGGTAGATGCGGGCATATTCGCCCTCGTAGACGCCGGCGGCGCGGTCAGTGACGACGCCAGGTGCGGGAACGGGCCAGGGCATCAGCCGGTCACCGGTGTGTTGATCGCGACGGTCACGGCATCGGCCTTCACGCGCCAGCCCAGGACGCCGGCAGCGATCCAGCGAACGGTCACGGTGATGGCCCAGCCGCGCGTATTGGCCAGTGGCTCCAGGGCCTCCTGCAGCGCGCTTTCAGCAAGCAGCCGCGTCGGTTCGTCCTGCTTTCGGCGTTTCAGAAGCCACATCCGGCTGCCGAACAGGCGCCCCAGTCTGTCCAGCGCGTCGCCACACCAGCCGCGACGTGCGTTCAGGATGGCGGGCGCATAATTTTCGGGGGAAACATCGGGCAGCGTGTCGTCCGAATGCGCGCGCCTGTCGCCCATGACAGCCATCAGCACGGGGGTGACCGGCGTGTCGTCCAACACCTCATCGGTGCCGTCGAACACCAGGTCACACCGCCGCGACGCCGGGTCGTAAGCCAGGGCGCTGTCGATGTATGCCATGGCGCAGAGGATGCGCGCGCGCGAAGGCCAACATCAGGTATCGGGCGATACCTGTTAGGTGATGGTGCCCGTCGCATGGATGTTGCCGTCGACCTGCAGCGGTCCATTCACAGTCGTCGACCCGTTCAGCGTGATGCCGCCGGGGCCGTCGATGACGACGGCACCCGTCGCCTGCAACGTGATGTTCGGCGCGATCAGGTTGATGGTCAGACCCGCGATTGCCGCGACGGTGCCACTGGCCTGGGCCACGACGCGTGTCCCGTCGGCGGCGTAGATGCCCTTGTCGCCGAAGCCCATTTTGCCCAGCCGGCTTGATGGGTTGGAGATCAGCGCCACCAAATTCGCCGGGTCGCCGCCGATAGCGAGGAGTATAACGATCGCACCGTCGACGGGTGCAACGCCGGCGTCTCCCGCGGCCTGATAGACCTCGATGCCCGAGTAGATATCACCGTCCGAAGTCTGCACCGTCGCGGTCTGAACCGGACCGGTGTCATCGATCCCCAGCACCAAGCCCCGCCGGACGATCGCTCTGGGGTCGTAGACGTCGTCGCTCATCAGGGCACCTGAATCTGTCGCGGTGTGCTGTCCAAGGCTTGCTTGCCCGTCTGCTGCTTATGACCGCGGTGCCGATCAGCTTCGTTGATGCGGTCATAGGCGGTCACACCACAGATGCGCATGATGGTCCTCCGCCCCTGTTCATCGAGCACGAACCGCACGCCGGCGATCAGCATGTCCTTGTTGAGCCCGGAATAGGGTTCCGACACGTTGGCCACCTGGTTCGGCCGCCACAGCGTGTTCTTCGGGCCGGTGCGGTATTCCAGGGCGGTCAGCTTGATTTGCTCGCTCTGTCCCTTGGAGACGCGCGCCATCCATTCAGCCTGCTCTTGGACCGTGCTCATACCGCTCTGAGAGCGTGTTAAACGGACTGTCGGCCGATAGCGGGTGACCTCTGGATCGATGGCCAACCCGACGGCGCCGATCGACGGCGCCTCCGCGGCACTGGCATTCCCAGGGGTGGACGAAACAGTGGTGCTTCCAAGCGGAACAACGGTGCTGTCCAGCGCCGGACTGCCCGTGCGGACCTTCGCGCTATCCTGGGTGACGTAGTAGTGACTGAAACGATGCGTCCAGTCGAACTCGGCGTCGACCTCTTGGATATTATCGCCGATCACGAGGTCCGACGGCGCTCGGGTCGAACCGCCCCTGGTCAGCACCAGGCCGCCGACCCCGTCGCTGGTCAGCAGCACAGACCGCTGGCGGGAAGCACTCTCCAGGAACGTCAAGGCCGTCTGGTGCTTGAACTTGGAAAGCCGTTCGAACGGCGCGCCGATATCGACGTCCTTCTTCACCGGAATACCAAAGGGGGAGCAAACCTTGTTGGCGACCGCCAGAAGATCCAGGCCATGGAACTCAGTCGGACCGGTGGGGAGCGCCGCGCACTCGACCAGGTCGCCCGTCTTGTCCCGGCCACGCACCACCATCCCGATCTGACCCGATTTCCAGATCAGCCGGGGCCGTTCGATCCAGCCCACCAGGATCGGTTCGGCATCCACCATTATTGTGATGGGCTGTCCCGCCTTGACCGGAGCATTCGTGGTGGGAATGCCAATGGCGTTGGGCAGGCAGGCCTTCAATCGTGCTTCATCGACGATCGTCAGTTCGAACGTGCCGGCGATCTCCTGCAGATCCCGCTCGACCTGCATGGCCACGATCTGGGTGAAGGTCTGGTCGGCGATCTTGACGGAAATCAGGTTCATGCCACCAGGATCTCCAGCGGCCCTGCCGGCGGGATCCCCGGATGGAAAATGTCGTTCCGCCGGACCAGGTCCATATAGGTCGCGACGACGGTGCTGGGATCGTCACCCGAGAGGTATTGCGCGACCAGCCAGATCGGCACCGTCGCCGGCGGCGTGAACGTCGCCACGCTGGGCAGCCGACCGATCAGCGCATTCATATCCGCCATCCAGGCCGCCCGGCACCGCGTCAGGGATTGCCAGAGAATGGCCGCCGCGGCGGGGTAGGACGGTGCCTGGGCGGCGGCGGCCGAGGCGGCGGCATCGAGTGCGGCGGCGATGGTATCGCGCCAGGTCACGGCGCCCTGGGCGCTGTCGAACGCGATGTCCGATGCCGTCGTGATGGCGTCCGCCAGTATCAACGTCTGGGCGCAGAGGATCAGCGACGGGCCGGGCGGGATGACGATCGGCGCCGAGGTCAGTGTCGTGGCGCCGGTCGCGGTTATGGCCGACAGCAGCAGGTTCGTGGTGGTGACGGCGTCGACGGGCGTAGGGGTGGTGACACTGCCGCCTGGCGCGACGGCCGCCGGGATCAGCGGCATGCTGGTGGCGGCCACCGCCGCGCTGGGGGCTGCCAGCATGGCGCCGACATTGCCCGCATAGGTGTCATCGGGCGTCAGGTCGCCGATCGTGCCCAGCGCCGCCAGCGGGCCGGCCAGGACGCCAAGGACATCGGGGTTTACCACCGATTGGACCAGCGTGCTGAAGGTGGTGAAGATCTCGCCGGCGAGCGCTTCGACCTGGGTGACGGACGACAGCGTGAGCGCCACGGGCGCCAGGACGGATGCCAGCAGCGCATAGGCTTGGGTGCGGAGATCCGACAGCCCGTCCAGCAGCGCCTGCAGCGTGTCGACCGCCGGCGGCTGGCGTGGCGTATATCGGCGCACCACTAATGTGAAGGTGCAGATCCGCAGCGTTTCATGGTCGAACCGGATGCGTGGCTGCCGGTTCGGCGCCAGCTCCACCTGCAGCGTCCCCAGCCAGGGATGGACCAGGGTGGCCGGACCAGGCGTCTGAAACGCCGTGCGCAGCCGATCGGCCTGGTGCGCGTAGTCGTCGCCGGAAAGGATGCCATTGACGACGATATCGCCGTCCCATTGTCCGACATCCTGAAAGTCGGTGACATCCTGGCCTGGGAATAGGAAGGCAAGGATACGTCGGCCGGGTTCGTCTTCGGAGGAAACATAGGCGAAACCGATTCCGCGATAGCTGCCTTCCAGCAGCAGCTCCTCATACAGCCCGATGATGCTGAACAGACTCATGGCTTGTTGACCGACTGCCCAGGGTTGATCGTCACCTTCAACCCCGGCGACGCGCTGTTGACGGTCGCGGTGGTGCCCGGTTCCGTGCGGATGGTCAGCTCCGCCTTGGCGGGCTCCGCCGGAGCAGGCGACGACTTTGGCGTGCCGTCGACGTTGAAACCGTCATAGGTCTGACCTTGCGGACCGCCTTCCAGGCTCTGCCTCTCTTTCGCGAGCTGATCGAGTGCCTTGCGGTTTTCCGGCGTTTCGGCGTCGGAACCAAGCTTCAGGACGAGGCCCGTGCCGATCGCCAGGGCTCCCAACGGATTGGCAGCCGCCAGTCCACCCAGCAGCCTGGCGCCCCCGCCAACGACGCCGCCCAAAAGTGCGCCGCCAGCTTTGAACGCCGGCGCGACGAACCCGATTGCGCCGATGGCAGCGGCGGCGGCGAGCAGCGCTCCCGTGACGGAAATCACCGCGTCTCCAAGGCCTGGCAGATGATCGTCGAGCGCTTTGATACCGCTCAGCACTCCTTCAAGAGCAGTGTTCAACGGTCCGATCAGCGGGGAGAACCCTTGGCCCAACCGGTTTTCCAACTGATCCAGGTTTTCGTGCATGACCTGCAGTTGCACCTGGGGGGCGTTGAAGCCGGTATCGAAATCCCTTCCAAGCATATTGCTGTCGGCGCCGGCGAGATGGCCGCGCATGTTCACCAGGTCAGGGGCATGCAACAGCATCGCCAGGGCCGCGTCACGCGACTGCTGGTTGGTGAAGAAAGCTCCCAAAACCTCCGCCAAGACTTCTGGCGGCAGGTTTTTCACTTTCGCCTGCAACGTTCCGATGACGGCCGAGATCGGGTCGATGTTCAGCTTGCGCGCGTTTTCCAGCAGCTTCGGCATGTTGATGCCGCGGATGCCATATTGGTTCAGAATGGCGCGGGTCTCCGGCGCCATGCCACGGCTATCGAGCGCGAAAGATCGGGCGGCGTGGGGGGATGTCAGATAGTTCAGGAAGTCGGTGAAGTTGGCCGCGCCGGATCCTGGATCGGCGCTGTTCTTCATCACCGTTTCGAGCGCCGCGAATGCGAGGTCTGCGGATCCACGACCGGTCATTCCCAGCTTGGCCATATTGGCGCCGATCGAGGGCAAGAACCGGCTGAAGTCTTCGACCTTGAACCGGCCTTCCTTTGAGGCCAGAGCCATCGACGCCAGTGCGCCGCCCATGTCGCCTTCGCCGATCTTGAAACTATCGGACAGGGCGAACACCGCGTGGCCCAACGCCTCGGGCGAAATGTTATAGGCCGTGGCCGCACGCGAATGGATCGGCAGCAACTTTTCCGCCAACTCCGACGACATGCCCGTCTGGATCAGATCCTGATATGCCTGACCGATGCTGGTGCTGGATTGTCCCGTGGCAAGCGCATCGGTCTGGAACAGCCGCATCAGCCGGTTGGCCTCCGCCGTGGCGGCCGGACCAGACAGTCCTTTTGTGATGGCGCTGTGCAACGCGATGTTCTGGAACGCGGCATAAGATCTAATCGGTTCGACCACCGAATATCCCGCCGCCGCCGCGGCAAACACGCCGAGCCTGCTTTGCGGCCCGAACGTCTTCGCACCCCAGTTCATCACCGGGCGCGATGCGTTCTTGATACCGTTCCACGCACGCGACGCCGTGGCCTGAAGCATATCGAAGCTGCCAGTCAGGGCCTTCACTTCGCGGGTCACCGTTCGGATGGATTCAACCGCCCGGCCGCCATCCAGCTTGCCCAACGTCAGGTCCTTGCCGACGTCACGAAGGTCCTGCAGCGCGCTTTTGATTTCCTTCAGCCCGCTGGAGAGCTTGTCTTCCAGCGTGAGGGTGAAGGATGCTTTCAGCGCTCCACTCATCGGCGGCGTGGCTCCCTTCGTTTAAGATGCTCGCCAATCGCCGAGTGCCAGTAACGCATCTCCTGTAGCGTCAGACCCTCAAGCTCTGTCTTGGTGAAACCGGTGTTATAGGCAATGGCCGCCAGGATTACCGACCAGTCCTTCGGCCACTCCCCAACAAAAAAAGGACCGCCATGTTCACGGCCATGGCGTCCGCGCCATCCATTCCGTCCACCAGTTCCTGGGCCTGTTTCGGGGTCATCCCGGTGGCAAGCGCCATTCCCCAGTCCAGAATGTTCGCCGCCTCTGCCGCCTGGCGCCGCTGCGCCGCCGTCAAACGGCCGAACTTCAGTTCGTTGAACACTGTTCCGTCGCCGGCGACGGCCGGGACACGCAAGGGCAGCGTGACGCCGTCCTCGGTATCGGTCGCATGGTCCGGCAGCCCCATCTTCAGGCCGCCCAGCATCTGGTCGACGACGTCGTTGGCCGAGGCCTCGTCGCGGGCGTCCATCCTTTGCTGCAGCAGCGACAGCTTGCCGAGGCTGAGACCGGACGATAGCGCCAGTGCCATGGTGGTCGGGTTCTTCGCCGCGATCATCTTCCGCACGTCCACGCCGCTCAGGCGGCGCAGCGTCAACGACGCGATGGTCTCCTCCCGCGCGATCGCTTCCGATCCGACCTGGCGAAACTTCAGCACAGCTGGATAATCGAAGGTGACGGTGACGGTGCCGTCCGGGTTCAGCACCGCGTTTGACGGCAGGTCGAGCGCCAGGTCCTCCTGCAGGATCGGCAGCGAAAGATCCGGCTGCGGATCGCCGACGATGATTTCGCGCGGTTCCATTATGCCACCAGCTCCGTAGGCGTTCCGGCGTTCAAGGTCACCTCGGCCTCGGCATCCTCGCCGGTGGTGAGCTTGATCTTGTCGCTGCGGAACGCATCGGGCCAGGTGAAGGACTGACCCGTGTCGCACTGGATCTGCAGCTCCTGCTGCACACCAGACGGGAATGTGCCGGTAATCGACATCCCCTTCTTCACGGCGACCTTCAGCGTGACCGTGCTCTCGGTCATCTTGTTGCTGTAGTCGATGTTTGTGCCAACGACTTGCGGCATCGAAACGACGCCGCCGAGGTCCACGGTTGAGCCTGGCTTGAGCGGAATGTTCGTCCCGCCCCAGATGGCGTCGATGATGCCCAGCAGCATGGCTGCGCCTCCGCTATTGGTTGAAGATCAGCTGGCCCGCATCGTCGATCAGGTTGCCGATGCGGGTGTAATACAGCTGGTATTGCAGCGTGTTCGGATCGTTCGGGTCGATCTGGAACGTCGACGAAGACGTCTGCGCATCGGCGGCTTCGTTCACCACCCAGCCAAGCCTGGCGTAGAAGGTCAGCCTGGCTGCCCAGGACGCCGCCGCCCGCTTGGGGGTGACGACGTTGGCGTTCTGCGCCGCCAGGCTGCCGTCCGGCGCCAGCTTGTTCGCCGGGTAGAGCGTCCGGAAATAAACCCGCCAGTCATAACGGATGCGACTGGCGACGGCCTGTTCCATGACATCGTGCCATGCCGTATCCGCCATGCCCTGGGCGTTGGTCGTATAGGTGGAAACGTAGCGTTCCATCGTGACGGTGCCGTTGCGCTCGACCCGGAACACACTGCAGCCGCCGACCAGCAGCATCTGCTTTTCGTTGTCGTCGGGCAAGTTGGCGGGCATCGGGCCGACCACGCCCGGCATGGCGATCTGGTCCAGCTGCAGCGACGGGTCGTTCGTCAGCTGGCTTGCGCAAATGCCAGCCGCTACCGCCGCGATGACATAGGGTTCCGTCTGCGGCAGATACATCGGGCTGGCATACAGGAAACGCCCATTGGCGTTGGCGGCCGCCGAGAGCTGCTGGCTGTAGGTCCCGGTGATCCCATAATGGATCCGGACATCCTTGCGGATCATCGCCAGGAAACGGCGTTCGGATTCCGCCAAGGCGGACGCGACGTTGGCGCTGTCCTGCCAGGGCATCACGATGTCCGTGTACCAGGCGTTGCTGAAGGCCGTCAGAAGCCCGCTCAGCGCCGGGTTCGTGGCGCCCTGCACCGTTTGCGTGACAGTGACCGTGAGCCCTGGCGGCGTCGTGTCGCCCGGCAGCGGATTGGGAACGATCAGAATATCGTTGCCCGCGAGACCTTTGTTCTTTGCCGTGACGGTCACAAGACCGGTCGGGCCTGTCCAGACGGCCGTGACGGGCAGAAGCGGGTTGGCGTTGATGGAAGCGGCCAGTTCCGTTGCGTCGGTTGCGGCTGTGTCACCCGGCAGACAGCCTTGCGTCACGCGGGTGCCCGCGACGTTGAAGGCTAACGTGCCGCCGCTGGCGCTTGAAACCGTCCCCGACGCCAAGATTGCCCATTGCGCCGCCGTCGAGCTGTTGGCGTCCGCGATCGGAAGAACATCAACCGGGACATCGCCGCTGACCGGCAGCAGCAAGGTCAGCATGCGATCCAGCATGCTGCCGGGGCCGACCAGGCCGCGCACGCTCAGCGCGCTCGTCACGTTGGTAATGATGACGCCAGCCGCGGCAGTGGAGCCCGGCCCGAGCTGGCCGATCACCAGGATACGGGCGGGGAACGGCAGCAGGCCAAGGCTGCCGTAGCCGGCCTTCACCTCGATGTTGGATCCTGGAACCTGCCAGTTCGCCGGGATCTCGCTGAAATCGATGGTCGGCGGCGCGTTGGTGTTGGATTGCGAGCCCGACATTAGCTCTTCCCTTCAGACTTGACCGCGGCGACTTCGGCAGCGGCCGGAACCGCTTTGGTCGCCGCCGTATCGATCGGCTTGGCATCGGCGACGACCTGGGCTGGCGCGGCAGGTGCCTCTTCGGCTCTTGCGTCGGCCGGACCTGGATCATCCACCTCGACCAGGTCCTTTTGGTCCAACCGGTTCTGGATGTATTGCGTGAGCCGGACGAGTTGCGGCACGCCCTGCGGGAAATACGTTCCCGGATGCTGCTCATCCGGCACGCGCCGGTCCTTGTCGCCAGGCTGAACCCAAATGCGTTTCATGGTTCCCCCGCAATGATGTCTGTCAGAAGGGCCTCGCCGCCGCTGAGCCACTCGATCTGGTAGCTGTCGGCGGTCATGGCCGTGGCGGGCACGCCCGCGAAGACGTTGATCGGCGCCATGTCCAACTTCACATGCAGCTCCAGCGCGCCGATCGCCACGCTGTCGTCCTCGAAATCCTCGGTGAAGGCGTGCGTGATCTCGCGCACACTGATCGTGCCCAGGTCCGGCAACGTCCTGCCGTTCAGCACCGCGCCGGCGACGGCCATCATCGGCAGCAGCCCGATGCCCAGCGGGTCGCCCACCAGGCGGTCCTTCGCCGATCGTTCGTTCGAAACCGCGAGGTATACGGACCACTCGGTTGTCGCGCCGAAACCGCTCGACGTCTCGACATTGCCGATGCGATTGAAACCAAGGCCGATCACCGGCGCGCGCCGCATCAACTTTTGCCAGACCGATTTGGTCACTTTCGCCGGCAACCATTCGAATGCGAACCTGTTGGCCGGGAACACACGGCCGAGATGCTCTTCAATGCCCAGGCCGACACGTTCCAGCGGTCCTGGCTTGATGACCGTGCCAAGGGTGCCGCTCATTCGAACACCGCCCGGCGTGTGGTAGCCTGGGCATAGCTTTCATCGCCGATCGACACTTCTTCCAGGTCGAGCAGGACGTTGCCCCTGGCTATCTCCAGTAGCCACCCCATGGCGTCCTTCTGACGCGCCCGTATTTCGTCGCTGCAGGTTTTGCCGTCGCCGGTGGCCAGTTCGAAGCGAACGATGTCACAGCATTTTTGCACCACCTCGGGAGGCGGCACGTCCAGCGGCGTGCGATACCGCTTGCGGATGTAGGAATCCATGACCGCGCTGGCGCCCTCGGCCGCCTGCTCGATCACCGGCAGGACGATGCCGTCGACGTCCTGGTCAGCCGGCGTCGAGAGACGGATGATTTCCACCTCACCGAACCGGCGCACCAGGTCATCGACGGTTACATAGGCCATGGCTTAGCTCTTGGCCTTGGTGCTGCCAGGCTTGGTCGCCGGTTTGGCCTCCGTGGACTTCTGAATCTCTCCGCCGCCCGGAGCGGAGGAGTTGTCCGCGCCTTCACCGTGCTCCAGCTCAGCGTCGCCGCCCCCGCGATGAAAACCCTCGTCCCCCCCCTCGGCCTGGTGGCCCTCGGCCCAGGGATTGTCCTTCGTGGACTTGCCGGCAGCCCGCGCCTCGGCGCCGGCCAGATAGGCCTCGTGCGTTTCCGCGGCCTTGATATGCTCACCGGTCAGCGGGCCGCCGCCGACGATGACGGTGAAGTTCGGATCGTTCAGCAGATCCAGCAGCTGAGCGGCGGTGTGTTCCCCCAGTTCATACGCGGCATACTGGGGATTGGAACGGCCGCCCCGGTGCATGCCGGGGCGCAGCGCCATCACATGGATTTTGGTCATTGGTTCCCTCTGGGACTAGTTCAGCCACTCGTCTTCGAGCGCGGTGAACATGCCGCGCACAGGGTTCGCCAACAGCCCGATCGCCGTCCCGTTGACATAGGCGTTCGAGAAGTTGCTCGGCACCATCTCGTTCTCCGCCAGCGCTTTTGCCGTCGGGTAAAGCGTGGATGGCGCCACGAGCAGGGAAAGATTGATGCCCATCGGCGCCCCGTCGGGACGGTGGTAGCTCGCCCCTTGCGTGCGCGCGGCCTGCAGGTTTTCGATCGTCAGCGGCGCCTGGCTCATGAAGGCCAGCTGCCAGATGCCGAAGCCCGCATTGACGCGGGCATCGACGCCCCACTCGAATTCCTTGTTCCAGAAGACCTGCTGATCGGTCATCGAGAACTTCGGAACGATGCTGTACGGCCGCCGCTTCTGGAAGATGACGGGCTTCAACACCTTGGAGACGTCGAACAGATACCAGGCCGGCCCAGCCCCAGCCACGAAGTTGGGGCTCGTCGTCGGGGCGCCCGTGCCGGTGTAATCGGGGTGCGCCGTATCGAAGAAATTCTGCCCGTCGTAGCAGGGCGTGGTGTGTCCCGCCTTCAACAACTGCGCGACAAGCAGATCCGGGTGGTGTGCGGCATTGGCGCCCAGCTGGGCCGCGGCCGGGGTCAGCAACCCGAACTTGTCGTCTTCCAGGTCGGTCCGCGCGATGCTGATCGTCTGCTCGAACAGCTTGTTGAGGATCTGGAAGGTGGACTGGGACAGGGATTGAACAAGGCGATCGCCAACCCACTCGCGCAGGCCGGAAAGCATGTTCAGGCGCGGATAGACCTCGGCGGCGCCGGTGGACGACGCCTCGTAGGTGAACGCCGGATAGCGCGTCTTCGCCGACCAGAGCTGGTCGTTGTAGGCGGTGGAGACGCCGTAGTTGATCGACGCAAGCGCCGGAAAGGTGATTTCCATAGAGACTAGCCCCCCAAGAGCTTGACGTAGGTTTGGCCGTTCTCGATCCCGGCCAGCGTCCCGACCTGCATGCCGCCGGTGGCGTCATCGACGGCGATCGTCGCGGTATCGCCGGCAACGAAGTTGACGCCCCCGTTCGACAGGGTGAAAGACAGACCGCTCTGGCTGTAGGCGGACCCCAGCGTGCCATTCGGCAGCGCCGCGCCGGTGGGATCGGTCACGGAAAAGGTCGCCGCACCGGCCAGGATCGTGACGGTATAGACACCATCCTTCGCGGCCGAGGACGCGGACATGCCGGCGACGGTGCCGTTGCCGGTATCCGTGGCGCCGCGCGTGTAGACCGTCGCCTTGGCATCCGCCAGGGTGAAGGTGCCATCGTCGGTGGCGTACACGGGATCGTACAGGTTCGCATAGGTCGCGCCCGGCACGGTCAGCGCGAAGGTGCCCTTGAGCGCCTCCATGCCCACCGACGCGGCGGCGGACCCGGCGGTGTTGTCGTAATCCTTCGACGCCATACCCGCGAAGGAAACGCAGCCTGCCGTCTGGATGCGCTGCAGCGCGCCGGTGATGGTGAAGCCCAGCATGCCGCCACGCCAGATCTTCTCGCCGGCGGCGACGGGGCCACCGAAAATGCCGGAGGTCGGCGGTGCGCCGCGCCGGTTGGGTGTGATACCCGCGGTCAACGCCATTACGCGGCCCTCCCGTCAGTCGCGCCAAAGGGCGCCGACGCCTTCTTGGTTTTGGCGAACTTCGCCGGATCCAGCCCCATCTTGTGGGCGACGGTTTTGTCCATGTCGTCCAGGCCGTCGGCGTCGGGCGCGCCGCCGCCTCCGCCAGCCGCGTTCAGGCTGACACCCCCGGCGTTGATGACGGGCAGGCCGGCGATCTCTTTCTCGACGGCCGCCGGATCGACCTGGTGGCGGGCAATGTAGTGGTCGCGCAGCGCATTGATCGGTTTGCCCAGCTTGATCTGTGCGTCGACGTAGGTTTTGGCCGCATGCAGCGACGTTTCCGCGCGCATGGTGGCGATCTGACCTTCCAGCCCCGCGATGGTGGTCGCCATCCGGGCCACGTCGCCCGCACCGGCTCGCGCCGTCTGCAGCGCGGTCGCCAGCGCGTCTGGCGCCAGCTTGGCATCCAGGCCGGCCGCCGTGGCGATCGAGGCGAGCTGCGTCGCGTGGGCGGAAACCGCGTCCTTGTTCGCCGTGACGGCGGCCAGGATCGCGGCCTCGTCGGCAGTGTCGGGCAAGCCCAACAACTGCCGGAGTTTGGCAGGGTCCATTTCGTGCTCCCGTGTGTGCAGAGATTGAAGCTGGGTCAGGTTCGGGTCATTGGTCAGCGCCGCCCGCAGCAGCTGCGTGATGGTGCCGTCTTTCTGGTGCCGGAAGACGGGACTGATGGCGCGATAGGCCTTGTCGGCCATCAACGCGCTGCCGGCTTCGGTCCATTCCACGCGGCCCCATATGCCGTCGTCGCGTGCCTGCATCTCGACGATCCAGGCACGCGCGGGCGCGGGCTGGCCGGCCACCGCTGCCACGTCGGTCGAATGGTTTTCGTCCAGCACCAGCTTGCCGGCGGCCATGCTCGCCTGGATGACGCCCTGGGCATCGGCGAGACGATACGGGCCGCGCCCATCGGCACCTTTGAAAGTGCCGGCTGGAACCAGATGCACCCATTCGGGCGCACCGCCGGTCAGCAGGACGGTGTGGCGGGCAATCAGCATGGGGGAAACCTGCCGCGTGGCCCGATGGGGTTACAGGTATCGTCCGATACCTGACCGCCTTTCCCTCGGGGCGCCTGGATGGGCGTACAGCGGGGTCACATTGCCGCCGCCCCAATCCGACGTCTAGTAGCGTTGAAGCCGCCAGACCCCCTCTTAAAATCTCTTAGGAGCCTCTTAATTTTGACGGCGCGGGTGCGCACGGCGGAGCGGCGTCAGGATAGCGCCCGGTCGATGAAGCTGCCCACCGTTTCCAGGACCGCGCGCTGATCCTCCGGACCGAAGCCCAGATAGGGCCGCGCCGGGATCGTCACCGACTTCGCGCGGACGATTCCCGACTTGGTCCCGCCCTTCGGCCCGGCCACGCCCAGCTTGAAGACGAGGGATCGAGCGTTCACGGGTTTGATCGTGGCGCCGAACTGATGGACGGCGGCGTATTTCTTGTTGCTGCCGATGGTGACCTGGCTGCCGGAGACGTGGAACGTGATGGATCCCATCAGGCCGCCGCGCATGCCCGATTCCCGAAGGATGCCCGGTCCCTTCTTGATAGCGGCATAGGCCGGCAGCAGAGGATGCCAGCGGGCGCCGAAAGGCTCACGCGCCCGGTCGAACCGGTGATGCACCACTTCGACCAATCCGGTGCCGATCGCCTTCAGCACGCCGGCGTGAAGCACGCCGCCGAGGCGCTGCACGGCATCGCTGAACCGCTTGTCGTCCAGGGTGAAATGGATCCGCGCGCCACTCATGCTGGCAATCTCCCCGCGCCGGGCCTATATAGGATTTGGGTGCGTCGCGACACGGTGATCAATCTACCCGCCGTAGCACGACCGTTTCGGTCGGAGCGATATGTGGGGTTCCGGTAGGCCCCATCGGCGCACCCGTTTTATTCGGCCCAATCCACATCCCCTTTGACCAGGCGCCCCTTGCGCAGCATGGAACGCACGCTCTTGGGGCGTGCCTCGTGCAGGCTGACCAGGTAGTTCGCGCCGGAATCCTTGGTTGCCTTGACCACGGCCGCCAGAGCCTTACCGCCAGCGCGCAGCAACAGTATCCGGCGATCGCCATAGTCGATGACGGCGTCGGGCTTGTCGAACAGCTCCGGCAACGACAGGTAGGTTTCGGGCTTCAGCTCCGGATGACGGAACAGCTGCTTTTCCATCGTATCGGCCGAAAGCAGGACGTCCGGCGTTTCGGTGCCCAGGACATCGCGCATGTCCTTGTCCAGGTTGCCGACGGTCATCGACGTCGACCTGGTGGGGGATTCAACGAAGTCCTGCATCGCCTTGCGCCAGACATCGTCTTGCGCATTCGCTTTCAACGGCCGGAGCGGTGACGCCTTTACCGGCAGCGCATCGGCACCCTGCTTCCACGCCTTGCCGGGATTGTAATCGAAGCCGGGGTCGATCCCGGCCGGGACCTTATGCACCGTGCCGTTCCTGGGGTTCACCCAGTCGCGGTATTCAATCGGTGGCGCGGTATCAGGGCCATCCTTGCCCATGCGGCCCAGGCCGCCCCGGCTGGTGGCGGATGCCCGGCAGCCGCAGCGCCAGCCGTTCGGCGGGTAGTGCGTGTCCCAGAACGGATCGTCGGCGCGCAGTGTCAGGCCGTTCCACGCCAGGTGCTGCAGGCGCGGATGGCGGGATCCCGAGTGGATGTAGGTCCAGTAGGGAAACGCCTTCAGCGTGTCCGGCTGGGTGAGCTGGTCGTATCGGCCGGCGCTGTAGGCGGTGCTGAGGTTCGTTTCATAGATGATGCGCGATCGCCAGCCTGGCGTGCCGTTGTAGGACCAGCCGTGCCGATCGACGATATCGTCGAAGCTCTTGCGGAAATCGGCCAGCGTGGTTCCGTCGCGGAGAGCCCGGCTGATCTCTTTCTGAAAATCCGCGAGAAGCGCATCGGAGGCTGCCCCGGCGACCATGAAGCTGTGGCTGTGCGCCGTGCGCCAGACATCCGTCCAGTGGTCTGTCGGGACGCGTGCTTTCTGGCGGAAAAAGTCGATCGCTTCGTTGAAAGGTAGACTGATTCCCTCAAGGATTTCGTCAGGCATTCGCCGCCAGCTTTAAGACCTCGCGGTGCCGCGGCCATGGGGTATGGTCATATATGTGGCCCTGAACATCGCGGCCGGCTGCCCTTTTGCCCACCCGTTTGCCGTCGCGAAAATCCCCGTATTGCTTGAAGAAAACCTTATCCTCGCCGTAGCGATCGACGGCCTCGTGAACCCAGTCTGGATTGAATTCCCAGGTCGGATCAGACGTTCCGCTAGCGCCACCGAAAATGATCGTGGCGAAGCCGCCAAATACAACTGGGTTGAGCGACGCAGCCAGAGGCTCTGCCGAGATCCATGCGCGCCCGGTGTGCGCCCAATATTCGCAATGCGGGATCCAGCGATGGTTGTGTAAAGGGTGGTCGATCGTTACGCCAGACCAGATGTTCACCGGTGGATGCGTCCGCCACGAGGACGGCAGCAGTTTTCTGGCGAGATGTGGCCTATGCGTCAGCAATAACCAAGTCAGGTGCGTGCAGCTCTCAACCGTTTCGATGAGATTGTCGCGCATGGCTGCATCGACTTCAGGATCCAGCCAGTCGCCAAGGGACAGGCTGAATACCGAAAATGGCAGGCCTGTCGTCTCAGCCAAGCGATCGAGGCGCCGCATCCTCGCTGAGAAACTGGAGACTGGTCTGCGCGGTTGGCCCGGTCCCCATGTCAAGCCTAACCGCGTTTCGGCGAAGGTCGCTGCGTAGCAGATTTCGCAGCCCGATCTTCCTCCTGAATTAGCCATGATCCGGGTGCAACCAATCCAGCCGTTGCCGGTGAAATCGGTCCACTCGATACCCGTCATCTGGCGAGCGATCGAACGCGGGATCACGAGACTGTTCATCTCGGCCCCCTAATTGAGCATCGAAACAGCCAGGTCATGGCAAGCCTGGGACCGTCGATACAGACCGTCCCACCGCCCCCGGAAGCCCAGCTTGTCGTAGTAGGCGATGCGTGCGGCCAGGAACCGGTCCAACAACCTGAACGGATCCTCGCGCAGCACGGCTGGCACCGTCTCGACCACATCAACGACACCGTTCGTCGTCACGCCCAGGACCTCCTGCAGCACCTTGGTCGCGCCGCCCGACGTGAAATGGAAGTCGAACCAAAAGACGTCGACCCCCTTCGTCAGCCGGTCACCCTGGATCGTGTTCCAGAAGAACGCCTGCGTCAGAGGCTTCAGCGTGGCCTTCGTCTGCTGCCTGAACACATCCGGCGTCGCCGGCGAGATCCCGTGCAGCGGTGCCACCGCGAGCCAGACATGCTCGGTCCAACCGTAGACCGTGGCGCCCCCAGGATCTCCGGCAGTGACGTGGAACGGCTGCCCGTCCTCGTCCGGCCGTTCCATGAAATCATAGGCGGTGTCGAAATCTCCCATCATCGGCGTGTCCTCAGTTCTTCAACCAAACTCATCTGTCCGGCGAGCTGCGCCAGCGCCATGCCGCGCGTCATCGCCTCGGCGAACTGATCGCGAGGCAGCGACAGGCTCCGCAGCCGCCGCGCCAGGTCATGCATGTCCCTCGCCTGTTCGAAGGCATGCCGCACCGTTTCCGTCATGCCGGCCATCGCACCGGCGGCGTCCTCCGCCAGGCGGTCCGTCAGGGCGTCCAGCACCTCGGGGGGGGCCTCCGCATGGCGGCTGATCAGACCGCCCAGCCAGCTCCGGCTGGCGCCGTCCATGGGCAGCCTCACCGCCGGGCGGGGGATGGTCGGATTATCCGGCGGCGGGGGAGGCTTGCCGCCAATCACCTCGTCGCCATCCTCCGGGGCGGTCAGCTGCATCCGGTCGCGGATCTCGGATGCCTTGACCGTAAGACCCATTCCGCCCAGATCCGCGATCGCTTCGACCAGGTCCTTCAGCGGGATCTCGTCAGGGCGCCCGATCGTCACCAGCGGGTAACGTTCCTGCGGCCCGAACGTGAACGCCACCATCTGCGGGATCAGCTGGCGATTGATGCTGACCGACAGGTTGAACGCATCGAACTTTTCGACGTCGTCTTCGCCCTGGCGGTGTTCCTTGCCCACGGCGTGGCCGCCGGCGATCGCGTCGGTGCCGGCGGTGCCGCCCAGCACCAGCTTGCTGACTTCCCGGTCCAGCCAGTCCATGCGCTTTTCATACAGGCTGGATCCACCGGCCTTATCCGGCGTGGAAACAATCTCCAGCTGCATGCTGTCGGGGATGATCGCGGCCACGTCGCCGGCGATCGAGGAGACCGCGCGCCACAGCGTGTTCTTGTCGCCCTGCGACGCCGCTGGGCCGTATTTGCCCAGGCGCACCGGCAGGCCATAGGCCTGGACGAACAGTGCCCAGTCCTTCAGCGTGAACGTCGCATAGCACCAGAGGAAGGCGACCATCCGGGTCAGGCCGGACCGGACGATGTTACCGCTCTTGCTCCGATGCACATGCACCAGGAACTTGTGCTCCATCAGATCCTGGAAGCCGCTTTCGGTCCGCAGCCAGATCGTCTTTCCATCGATGTAAGACAGCTCGAAGAACCGTTGCGGACGGTATTCCAGCTCCAAGGGCCACGTCCTGCCGGGCTCCTGATGCCAGATGATTTCGCAGACGCTGTAACCCTTGCCGATACCGTCCACGATATCGAACAAGGCGCGTTGCAGGCAGTTCGTTTCAAGCCATTCCCGCACGAATTCGGCGTGCTTTTTCATGGCGGCGTCTTTGTCGTCGGCCGCCTTCACCGTGATCGGCAACTGCACCACCTGGCGCTTCCGCTTGCCCAGCACGGCCGAGTAATGCGGATACAGCTCCTCGATCTCCTCAGCCAGGATCATCCAATCCAGGCTGTTGCCGGTGTCCGCCGCACGGATGATCATCCCGAGCCGCTGGGGGTTGACGCCGAACGCCAGGTGCCCGCTGAACGGCGGCCGGTTATGGATCGCACCGACGGGGCTGATTTCATCGCGAAGCGCGGCGATGATCTCGGGATCGATGGGTTGTCCATCCGGCCCAAGCAGACGGCGGTCATTGGGCATTGCTGGGCTCCATCATGCGGACGATCGGATCGTCCGGGTTGAGTTTCGGGCGCAACCAGCTGGGCAACTGTCGCCGGTAATGCCAGGCGAGGCTCTTCAGCAGGCGCCGATCGAAACCGTCATAGGTATCGGGATCACGCTCCAGAAACTGCCGCTCGAAACTACCCGGCCTGGTCGCCGATACCAGGCGTTCGGCCAGGATACGATCGCAGTTGGCCAGCGCCTTGCGGACCCTCTTTTCCTCTTCCTGGTCGATTTCCGGGACCTGATACATGGCGTGCTACAACCAGCCGCCGGACAGTGCCGGAAAGGCAGTGTCCTCGCGTCGCGGGATATCATCGGCCTCGAAGTCATCCGGGCGATCGCGCCAGCGCCGTTCCTGCCGGCGCGCCAGCTCCGCGGCGCCGGCGGCCTCGTATCCGAACTCCTCTGGATCCTGTCGGCTGGCCGAGTGCGCCAGCGCCAGGGCGATTGCCGCGTCGCCGTGGCGCGTGGCCTTTTCATCGATACGGGTGCGATCCGCGACGCGGGCGATGCCGCGGATCAGTTTCACGTGCCGCAGATCCGTATGGATCGGATCGTCCATCGGGATTGTCAGCATCCCGTCCTCGAATGCCGCCTTAAGAGGTGGCATTTCCGTCCGATACCATTCCTCGGTGAACTTGATTTCCTCGATCCGGGCGCCGTAGCGCTGCAGCGTCACTTCGGCCAGGTGCGCGCCGTTGCCGCCGGCATCCATCCGGACTTTCGAGAAACGAAGCCGATCCAGGACAAACCAGAGGATCTGCTTCTGGCATTCGAACGGAACGTTCCGCAGCTCTATCACCAGGCGGGTCAGCCTGGCGGTGCTCGTCGCGATCGCCAGCAGCCACAGCACCGTCAGGTCGCGGGATCGACCGAAGTCCTGGCCGAGGGCGTGGCGTTCGTCCGGACTGAGCGCATCCAGGATCGGCTTGACGTTCTCTTCCAGCCAATGGCGGATCTCGGCTTCCCGCACGTGCTCGGGCCAGAGCTTCATGTCATCCGGCGCGGTGTACCGCAGCACTGGAATCATCGGTCGGCTGCGTGCATCGATCAGGATCCCCGGCAGCCAGGTTCCCGATGATGGATTGGGGATGACGTCCAGTTCCTCGGCGGCATTGTCGGCGTAGTAGTCACGGATATCCTTCGCCCACGCATCCTCATCTTCCTGGGTCCATGGCTTGCCGATCTTCATGGCGACGCGATGGTAAATGCCCTGTTCAATCGCCTCATTGAGCGTGAGCCGGAGCACAACACCCTTCCGCCGGCCCGCACGGACGTCGTTGATTAGCTGATTGAACTCGTTCGTTTCGCCATTGTGGGTCGAGACGACGATGACGCGGCCACCCCACATCAAATGGGCAAGGGCCGCCTTCAAGACTTCCTTCAAATCGTCCATGAACGCCGCTTCGTCCAGGATAACGAAACCCTGTTTGCCACGTAGAGACCGAGGCACCGACGGCAAAGCCTTGACCTCGAATCCGGACGCGAACTTGACCCGGAAGCCGTTGATCTCTCTCTCCGGGTGGTCCGGATCCGAGAAGACGAATTCTTGAACGTCCGATGCCGCGACTGCCATCAACTTGGCCCATTCCGCCACATAGTCGATGAACTCGCGGGTCATCTTTTCGTCGTAGCCCATATACATCACGTCTTCGCCGTGAGCCCGCGGGCTGCGGGCCGCATGATCCGCGGCGATCGCGGCCAACGCCCAGGAATAACCAGTCCGGCGTGACTTCTCGACAACCGTTAGGCCGTTTGCCTCAATGGTCCGCCAGAGCTGTTGCTGGTAGGGCAGGAAGACGGACGGCAGCGTCATCCCACAGCCACCTGCTGCAGCGCCTCGAAATACTTCTCGATGGCGTGGTCGCCGATCGGATCCGGACCGGGGTCACCGATCCGCGTCCAACCGCGATCGGTCAGGTATGGCCAGGTCGGCACTTCCGGGACCGGATCGTCGCCATGCCGGTACCGGCGACCCGGTATCTGACGCAACTTCTCCGCCAGCTTGGCCATCCCAACGCGAGGCGCACCGAAGGTGGTGACGCGCGCCGGGATCAGCCCGCAGTCCATCAGCATCGCGCCGGCCGCGATCGCCAGCGCGCCGCCCAGGGAATGGCCCGTGACGGCGAAGGGCCGTGACGGCCATAGGATAGGGCGGACCTTCGGCAGGATGTCCTCGGCGCCGCTGACGAAGCCCGCATGGCACGGCCCGAGCGACGGATGGTCGAGCAACTGCTCGGGCCACGCGGCGAAGTCCCGAAACCAGTCCTGCCAGGACGTGGGGACGGTGCCCCTGAAGGCGATGACGGTCAGATCATGGGTGGTGCTGACAACGACGTGGACGTCTGAAACGACGAAGGATGCCGGCGCCGAATAGGCGGCGAGCGATGCCTGACACAGATCCGCGTCCAAGCTGTAATCGTCATCCGACATTGGACTGCACCATCCGTTGGGGAAAGAGGGGCAGCTCCGGTCCTTTCAAACGAAGCAGTTTTCTCGCTCGCTTTTCTCGCTGCGCCTCCGCGGTAGCCTTGACTTGTTCCGCGCGCCGGACGTTCCAATCGGCATCGAGGGCGCTCACCGCATCCTTTGACGGAACCAGGTCCCACTGGATCTGACGCCGGTAGCGATAAACCAGCCTGATCACGTGGCGCCGCTGCGCCTCAGTGATCCTCTCCAGATGCGGAAATTGAATATCTCGGGCAAACCGTTTGTGCGCTGACCCTGGCGGGAATGTGCAGCTACCAAGGGCGCGGCGCATTCTGTCCCAATGGGCTGCGTGCTCCGGCGATTTCCAGGTGGCCAGATCACGCATGCGGCGTCTCCAGCTCCACCCCGAAGATCACGGCCTTGATTGCCTCGGATGTCTCCTCGGTGATGCCGCGGGCTTTCGTCACTTTTGCAACGGCGGCGGCGACGGCCGCCTTTGTTTTCTCGGCCACGCGCAGCTCCACCATCTTCTGGAAATCGGCATTCCGCTTCTGCGCGCTGGCGAGGTGGTCGATCGCCTTGGACAGCATCATGATGCCCATCGGGTTGCCATCCAGGGCGGCCTTGCCGTCGGCGTCCACGCCTTCACCCGCGCCGGCCTTCAGCCGCAGATCCAGGATGGCGGTGTGCATCAACTCGATGTTCAGCCGGGCCGTTTCGCTTTCCGGGGTTTCTCCCAGCTCTTGGACCAGCGCCGTCGCTATGTCCCTGGACCGGCGGATTTGCTCCGCCACCCTATCTAGCCCCTGCACGTGCCGTCCCAGCGCGGATCGGCTGACGGTCGGCTTGCCGCCAACCAGGAGCCGTAGATGCTCAAGGATCTGGTCGATCGTGCATCCCTGGGTTCGCAGCCGGCCGATCTCGCTTTTGATCTCGTCCGGCAGCTGGTCGATCGAGGACGGCCGGTTCGCCATCGGTCAGCAGTCCGGCTGGCGCTGGGCAATACCCGGAAAATGGCGCCCTTCGGCGACTTCCTTTCCGTGCGTCAAGAGATGCGCAATCCAGAGTTCGCCGCGTTCCTTCGGCAGCGTCTCAACCCGGATCAGGCCGCCTTGCGCCAGGAAGGTCATGTCGGCGCGAACCATATCCTTGGTAACGGTCGCGACACTCAACTCGCCCAGAGCCTGGATCAGCACGTCCTCGTTGAGGTTGTAGCTGACCTCGGCCAACGTGCGCAGAATTGCCAGACGCCGCTGCTCGGTCACCACCTTGGTCAAGTTCATCATCGATCCCGTTCCCATTGCAGCCGGGCGTCCACCAATTGGCTCATCCCCCTCTCAATCCGGGTGAGGGAGCCCATCAAACCCGAGATCCGTTCCGTCAGGGCCGTCGTCTGGAGCTTCACGTCGTCGACTGCCGCATCCAGCTTCTCGAAATCCTGGCGTGTAGCGACATTGATCATCCTCGCTTCGAGGACATCGAGACGGGCCGCCTGGGTAGCGAGATCGCCCTTGGCCGCGAAGCGTGTGCCGAACCGGCCCAGTAGAGCGTAGAAGACGATGCCACTGACGCCGGAGCCGAACGCCGCCATTGCTCCCAGGTCTGACCAGTTCATCGGCCCATCACCTTTTCCGCCTCTTCCTGACAATCCACGCACAGGCAGCAGCCGGGGACGGACCGTCGCCGGCTCTCCGGGATCTCCTCGCCGCACGCGTGACAGTCGATCCCGTCATCGGCGCGGATCGCGCGCCGGCGGCGGCTGGCAAGACTGAGCTGCCGAAACATCTCATCCCGATCAGCCGCCCAGTCAGCGTTGTCCGCCATCAGTTCGTGGCTGGGGCCGTCGCGTTGGCGGCCGGCGTCCCGGCCGGAGTAGCCGCCGGGGTTGGCGCCAAATCGGTGCAGAGCTTCTGCACAGCCGGATGCACGACACTATCGTCGATGGACACGGCGGCGCCGACAGCGGCGGCGCCAGCGGCGACAGAAGGGTTCGGCACCACAACGGTCGCCACGCCGGAGGCGAGCGTGGCGTCGGCGGCAACTTTTGGCTGGATTGCCGCGTCGGCCTGGCAGGCTTTCGCGATGTCCGCCTGGACGGCGGGGGTCAATTGCCCATTCGCCCCGCATGCGCCCAGCAGCAACGGCAGCCCGACAACCGCCAGGACCATGCCAGTCGCGCGCATCAGAGCACCCGCCGCTACTGCCAGCGCGCCCGTGCTTGCGCCGTTGGGCGCCTCGCCAGTACCAGCGGGCGGGGCAGCCGCGGCGCCGGGCAATGGCGCCTCGGACTTCGCGCCGGACGCCTGGATATCGGCAAGGACAGCCATGGTATCGTTCACCGCCGTGGCCACATTCACCGTGTGCTTCAGGGCCATCTGGGTGAAATCCGACGCCGCCTGGCCGACATCCCGCTTGAGCGAGGTGTTGTCGTTGAAGACGATCAGAACAGCGGACCCGGCGGCGACCCCGACAAGTGTCGGCACGTCATGGCCGCCAGCCGCGACGAAGTCGGAGACGCCCTTCGCGACGTCATAGGCGAAGCCTGCCAGCCCGAGGATCGTCGTTGGCTGGCCAATCCAGTCCCTGAAATTCATCGATCTGCTCCACGCTTTATGCCGCGTGCCCAATGGCGTCGCGGTGGTCTGTGCGCGGAGAAGTATTCGACAGAAGACGCCAGAAAGATCAGGTATCACCCGATACCTATCTAAAGTGGCAATGCAATCTGACCATTAGTGGCGGGGTTCTTGTTCAGATAGCGTGAAACCGTTGCGCGTGTAACCCCAAGTCGCCGGGCGATCTCGTTAGTGTTAACACCATCGAGGTGATAGATTTCGGCCCGCCATTCCCGGCACAGCGGAACCTCCAGATAGTCGCCCCCGAAGGCTCCGATGATTGCCTCGGCCATGGGGGCGCCAAACTCGGCATCCATTTGCTGCCTGGCACGTTCCGCCGCGCCGGTGCCCCCGCTGGTGATGTAGAAATGCGCCCCGGCACGGGCCTCGATCAATTTCAGCGCGAAGTCGTAACCGATCCGCTCGATCAGCTTTTGGGCGGCCGGCGGCGGTTTCGGACGGTAGCTCACGCCGGTGCCACATCCAGTTTGACTTCCAGACGGAAAGTCGCGCGATGTTTTTCGCCTGGATCGCGCCGGGTCCAGGTCAAGTTTAACCGCCAGATATTTCCAGTATATCGCCGCGGTGCCCGCAATGGCTGAAGATGGTAGCCGTCGGCGGCCATAAATTTCGCCAGCGCCTCATGGCCGCTGAAGCGCAGAATTTCGTCGACGTCTGCCCCAGTCAGCCTTCTTCCATTGACCTTGATGATCATGACCGCACCTCGGCGGCGGCCAGCGCCTCGTTTCCCCGATCCGTCCGGTCGTAGGTTAGGGCGTGCCCGTCCCTCAGGATCGTTCCTTTGACGTAGCGGGCGGCCCACAGGGCTTTCAGGTGACTGGCGCGCCTCATTTCGCCGGGGGTGAGCCGACGCCCTTTCGCTGTGTTTAAGGTGATTGGGCATTCCCTCAACAGCGACAGCAGCTCGGGCGACAATAGCGAGGTAGTCATGAGTGCGCCTTCGTCCGAGCCCTATTAAGCCAGCCTTGCAGCCCCTGGATCACAGGGGTTGCATCCTCGGCAGTCAGCCACTCCGGACGGGAGATGCCCGCGGGGTTCCGCAGGCTGCGCGTTTGCCGCGCTATGAAACTATGCAAGACCGTATCGGTTGCATCGTCAAGCAATGGCCGGAGGTCAGCCCATATGGCATAGACCTTCCGGACCCATGGTTTATTGCTTTTCGCATGGCCGGTATTGCGGAATCCCAGTCGGACAAATTCTTTGATCAACTGTTCCAACTGGGCGTCCGAGCACGCCGCGGACGAGTCCCTATCCGTCACCCGGACCAGCACCGCGCGGTAAGCGCCGTCGTCCAGGCCGAGCTGCTTCTTGGCTACATGGATCTTCGCGATCATGGCGCGCCGGTCGCTCATGTCGCGGCCCAGCGGATGCAGGCAGGATCCTTCTGGCGGACGTCCGTGCCGGTTCCCTGGGTCCATTTCGCCTTGGTCAGACGGCACTTGAAGAACCGCCGGGCGCCTCCCTCCCGGCGGACCAGGCTGGAACAGGATCCGCAGCATTCGCCGGCTGGGCCAGTGCCAGGCCGTGCGGCATGGCCCCGGATTTTCATCGCTCTCAGAGCGGTCTTAGGCAGCTGCATCAGAGGCAGCTGAGCAGCCGGAGCTTGTGTCGCCGGCGCGAGATCATCCGGTTCGTAGATGATCTCTGCCAGCGGCAGAAACTTCGGGTCGATGGCGCGGAAGAGGTGGCCGTTGTAAAGGTATTTCATGACCGCCGAACCTCGAAGTCTTCATCGGTCAGTTTCTTCAACTGATGGATAGCGGAGCGGCGCGTATAAGCCTGCACTGCGAGCCGCGCGCCTTCTGAGTTGCGGAGCTGACGTGCGGTCACCGGATGCACTGCACGCCAGGTCTGCAGAGAGCCGCCTTTTTCGTTGGGTCTTTTCATAGGCTGCTCATGTCCAAAACGATCTGGACCCACTTCGCATCGAGGTTTTCGCGAGTGTAGAACCGGATGTATGTGCGGCTGGACTGCGCCCGCAGCGCATCGCTGATGATGTTCATAGCCTGGCGCCAGCGATCGTCTGGGATCTCCAAACGACGGAGACCGATTACCCGATCAACCGATATCTTGCCGGTGGCGCCAACCCGAAAAGCATCGTTCACTAAGACGCGCAGGTTGTCGTTGGCATCCTTGACCCACTCGGCGATGCACTGGTCGATGAGATCCTTAGCCACCTCCAGTTCCGGCCCGAAAGTCATAGTGTCGGCAGTCGATTTTTCGATCTTCATCAGGCCGTCGAAGCTTGTCAGCGTGACACCTCCGCGCGAGCCCTTTCGCGTAACGTTGTAGTTGGCAGACAGAGCATCCTGAAACGCCGTCACATCGGCGAAAGCCTCCGCTTTGCAGACCTCCATAGCGACCCGCATCCTCTGGGCCTTCTGGATCAGCGTGAGGACCGTCTGATGTTCCAGCAGAAGGCGCCCATTGATGAACTTCTCGGGGACTCTGTTGCCCCACGGATTGATCAGGAACGGCTCTTCGGTTTCGATGGTCTGACTCATGACGGCATACCCTCCTCTACGACCTGGAATTGCGGCACCGCGCCTTGGATCGCCAGATCGGGTCGTTTCAACTGCATGTAGATGTCCAGCACCGGCTGAACGCGGTCATCGTTGACGATGATCCGCTGCTCGACCCGGCTGATGGCATGCAGGACGGTGGTGTGGTCCCGGCCGCCGAAAAGGCGCCCGATCTGCGGGAGCGACAGTTCGGTGAGGCGACGCGCCAGCCACATGCCGCATTGCCTGGCCATGACGGCATCGGCATTGCGGCGCTGGGAGACGATGTCCCTGACAGTCACCCCGAACGTCGCTGCGCACATACGTTTGATGGTGTCGATCGAGGTATGTTTTATCTCGACGGAATATTCGATCATGGCAGCACCTCCATAGCGGCGGTGACATGGCGCGGACGGATCACATGGCCCGCGCGTTTGCGGATCGCCACCTGGTTCCAGTCGATCCGATCCACGCGGCCATGAATGAAGTGGCTGATTTCCGCATCTGTCATGAAGTCGGGTTCCAGCTGCCGCACCACGACGCGGCGCGGATTGTTGGCCCGTTCAATGCAATGCCGGAAGAACCGGCCAAGTAGAACGCGGATCATGGTGCCGTCCTTTCTTGGATTTGATTGACGCACTCAACCTGCGTCGCCATGTCGTCGAAGACGCCGGCCAGGTTGAACGCCATGTCATCGGTGAACAGGAATTCGAAGGACCCGCAGCTGCTCAGCGCCTTCGCCAGGCCAAGCCGCTCGACCACGCTCAGCGTCGTTTCCTTCCGCAGGGAGATTTGCTTCAGCAGCTGGGCGGAAGCGCGCAGTAACAGGACATCCTCCTGCATCACGAGCCTCCCAACTGTTTCCAGGCCAGATCGAGATCGTCGGGGCTGGGTTCGCTGTCCCCACGCCTGTCCGACACGGCGAAGGCGATGCGTAGAGCCTTGTTCATCTGACGCAGGGCGCCGGGCTTCATGGCGATGCCCAGGGCCTTCGCCCGCACCTCCTCATTTTCGATTCCCCAGCCAGACAGGATAAGATCGACGTCGGACTTGAGGGGCTTTTCACGGTTCACGCGCTGGCCGATACGACTGACCAGCTGCGCCGACCTCCCGGCCGCCCGTTCGCGGGCGAAGGTTTCGTTCAGCTTGTCACTACCGACGAAGGCAAGGCCGATGCCTCCCCTGTCAAACACGGTTTGCCGCAGCTGATCCTGTTGCTCCAGCGTCATGTGCTGGGCTTCGTCGACAACGACCAGGCCCTCTGTGTTCCTGATCTTTTGGCGGATCGTCACCGACATGTTGTCCGAGTGGCGGGGCAGCATTCCCATTTCGCCGCCGAGGGCATTCAGCAGGCTGCTGATCGTCTTGATGGACGGTTCCATCGTCAGCACCCAGATGTTTGCCCCCAGCGCCTGATACGCCTCGATCGACGTCGTCTTGCCGACGCCGGGTCCACCCGAGATCACCACGAAGTCTGGCGCCGATTGCGCGAATTCCAGCGCGTCGAAAATCCGCTCCGACGTCTTCGTCCGCATGAACGTCGGCGCCTTGCGGACCGTCGCGTGGTTCAGTTCACGCGCATCGCGCGTGGTGAGCCAACGTTGGACCTGCCTCGCGATGTTGAGGTTGTCGCCCTTGTATTTGTTCTGCGAAAAGGCATGCAGGGTTGCGTAGGAAATACCCGCCTTTTCCGCGATTTTCGGCAGTGAGTAGCCGGCCCTTTCCTCTTCGGCTTTCACAATCAGGAACTGTTCCCTAATCGCGTCGACGTTCACCAGGCCAGCGGCCGTCAGAGCCTCATCGAATTTACCGCTCATCGCGAGACCTCCGACGCAGCCTGCAGGTTCGCTTGCGCCAGTCGCTGGCTGTAGCGCCTCAGCAAGTCGATGCAGTCGTCGCGGCTGGTAATGCGCCGCACCGGCCTGCGGCCGCCGGTGACCACCTCATGTGGCGGCAGCGTGTTCAGAAGGGTGATTGCCCCCTCGATCCCCTTCAGATAGCCGGCAGGGAGGGTGATGGACGGCCGTTTCCCGGCGTGCAGCTTGTTATAGCCCTTCATTGGCGTCCTCCCGCTCTACAGGAGCGCCCAGGGCATGCTGAGCAAATTCAGCGACATTGCCGAGCCCAGATTCAGCCAGCCCTTTGAGGTGTCCCAACGCGGTGCTGAGAGCAGTCATTTCCGGCTTAGAAAGCTTGCCCCCGAATAGCAGACGTTCCAGGACCTTATATCCCGGTAGTTCATCTGCTTTTACCGTGCGTTTTTCCGTGATAGCGTTCATGCGTGTCTCCTATGGTTGCTGGCCCGTTGGCGCGGGTCAGTCGTCGTCAGTCACCGCTCGCAGGTGGTTCGGGCGTCCGGCCCGGACCGCCTGCAGCAAGGCCCTCGACACGAGGTCCTGTTCTTCCTCCTCTTCTTCGATGGGTTTCACGGCGGTGGCCCCGCGCGTGATCAGGCGCACCACCTTGGTTTCAAGCGGTGGCGGCGGTTCCTCGGCCTGCGGCAGCAGTGCGGCGGCCTCGGTCAGCGACATGCTGATCTCGGCCGCCCGCATCGCCTTCTTTGCCTTCATGAACGCGCCCAGGTTCTGCGCATGCACCCGCGCCTGGCCACGATCATTGAATCCCGTCATTTCGACGCACGGCGCCGCGCCCAGGAACGATCCATCCAGCCGGTAGACGAATAGAGGCTGGTGCAACGACTGCGGATCGAACCGGATGACCAGCTTTTGGCCGCGATGCTCATGCAGAAATTCCGCCCAGTAGCGGTTGTCCAACAGCGTCAGGCTGCCATCCGTTTTCGATGCACGGTTGGATTCCGCCGCCAGCAGCCACAGCCGCCGTTGCTCGGCCGTCGCCTTTTTGATTGGCGATTTTTCGTAGCTCTCCGCGAAGGTTTCATCGAATGACCGGCCCTCGGCTGTCTTCGCCTCGCGCCCTGTCTTGGCGTTATGCTGGGCGATCCGTTCCGAAACGACCTTGACGAACAGGTCCAGCGGGACCGCGTGACTGCCATAATTTTCGGGTTTTTCTGTCGTGTTCTTGCCGACATAGGCACCCGCGAAACGAATATCCTTGGCGATCCTGTCGGCGAAATCGCGAAACGCGCGCTCGATCCGCTTCGACTGGCCGTGATAGGGCGTCGTCCAGTGGACCTTCACCCCCAGCGATACCAGGATGCCGGCAGGGTCCTCATCCTTGATCTTGAAACGATACCGGTTCGGCGTGCCGCCCGTCAGCCACTTTGAGGCGAAGTCCCGGCCGTTATCCAGGTAGCAATCGTCCGGCACGCCATAGGCCTCAACCATGTCGCCGAAGGCCAGCCGCACCGATTCCTTGTTCGCCGAAACGTCGGCGCGCCAGGACAGGATCTTGCCTGAGTAGAGATCCTGGAAGACGCACAGCATGGGCCGTATCGGGTTCGGCAGACCAGGCCAACGCACAAACGTATCGATCTTATGGCCGTCGGCGTTGACCGCTTCCATGGCGTGCAGGACCGAATAATCGCGCTCCTGCGCCGGATACATCCGCTTCAGCGCCTCCACGCCGGAACGGCAAAGCACCCGGAGCGCCTCCGGCAGGGCATCCATCCGCCGCTGCAGCGTGCGCTGCGAGGGGATCGTCCAGCCCTCCCGCGGCGCGATCTCCACCAGATCGTCATAGCACTGCTGGAACGTGACCGGCTCCAGCCGCAGATAGGACGTCTTCAGCCACTCCCACGCCTCGGGGCTGCATTCGACGGTGTCAGTGCGCCCCGCGTAGTAGGACGCGAGGTAATAGCGCCGGTCGGCAGCCGCCACGTTTTCGACCAGCTTTTCCCAATTGCAGATCGAGGCGACCGCGATATCCATCTGCTTCGCCACTTGCATGCGGGCCACGACCTTGCCGACGCCCCGCAGGACCAATTCCTCAACGGCCGTAACGGCCGTCAGCCGGTGCTGCGCCTGGTCCTTGTGCTTTTGTGGCAGCCTTTCAAACCGAGCGGCCATTTCATCTCGGGTCAGCGCGGCCTTCTTGACCTGGCGCTCGCCGGCTTCCTCGGCCTGCATGAAGTCGATCGTCAGCTTGGCTTGGGCGGCGGTCGGCAGCAGCGTGTAATGATATTCGACCCCGCCGCCGCGTCCCTGGCGCATGCGCCAATGCTTTCCCTTGTAATCGGACCGGTTCCACCGTTCCGCATCGGCCAGCAGCTGCACGCCGCGTTTGGTGGAGGGGACGCCGGGCAGCGCCAAGGCCGCCAGTTCCGCCGCGCTGAACCATTCCTTGTCCAGCATCTACAGCGCTCCCCTTATCCTGGCTTTTTGTCGCAACGCGGCGGCCTGCTGGCGCAGTTCTTCTTGCTTGTCCTGCACCATCGCCAGTTCGATCAGCGGCAGGTGCTTGCTGTCGATCACGGCCCAGCCCATCGGCTCCGCGAACAGCTGCAGCAGGCGCCGGTCGCGGGTCGCATGCACCAACGCGAGGAAGCGCAGCAGCGTGATCTTGTGCTGCTCCCGTTCCTGGCTCGCGTATGCGTTCAGCATGTTGATGGTGACGGTTTCGCCGAGGAACTCAGACATCGCCTTCGCGATGTCGGATCGTTTCAGGCGGGACTCATTCAAGGCCGCCGCGACGGCGCGGCTGATGCGACCGGCAGGACTTCCAGCGCGGACCTTGTGTTCCTCGAACCGCTCGGTCGGAGCCGGCGGGGTCCAATCTTCCAGAAGGTCTAGCTGGCGGCTGCGCGGGGCCATGGGTCAGGCGCTGCCGATCGCGGGAAGGAACGTTTCCTCCCAGATGATATGAGCACCTTCGAAAACCGCTATTGAGCGATACTTCTGCTCCCAGAAGGCGACTAGCTTTTCCCAGTTCTTGAACCCGTCCCTGACAGCAAAACGGTTGATCTCATCGTTACCTTTGATGGTTTCGAGATCGCCGGGGTAGAAAACCACTCCCTCCCGGAGATCCAAGAGGATCCGCAACGTTTTACGGCAGGTGGCGATGCCCAGCTTGTGGACATACTTCGTCCGCAAGCCGTTGTAGAGCTGGACCGTCTCACCGGGACGTGCGTGTCGAGAGTTCCCGGCGCGGAATCCCCTGATCGTTCCGATCTTGGTGTGATCGTAGATCGGCTGGTTGAACTCGCGCTGGAAGGAATAGGCGACCATCAGCGCCCCCTCTTTGGCGCTCTAAACGCCTCGGGTTTTTTCAGCGCTTCGACCGCCTCAGCTGCGGTCTCAAAGGTTGCTAAGCGACCAAGTCCATCCCGGAATGGAGTGTGGGCCCAGCTGCTAAAGGCAGCCCAAGGCTTTTTTGATGACGGCCATCCGATTGGACACCAGTGGAGTTCCCATCCGTCTGACCCGCGATACGCACGGATTTTGGGTATAAGCTGTATCTCTACCCATTCTGACGGGAGCTTCTCCTGCATTGGGCCGGCGGGATGATGCGATGACCAATCGATCATTACGCGAAGGACATCCTGTGGGCTTCGGCTCGCCGCCTTCGCTTGGGCCTCAAGGGCCTTGGCGACATCGTCGGGGATCTCAATGGTCGCCATCGTGATCAATCTCCTCCGTGCGTGCCCCTTCGGCTCGCTGGTTTCGCCAGGAAATCCCGGAACTGCTGGCGCGCCGGTTTTCCCGCCTTGTTCCAAGCGGTCATCAGCGCAGCGAGTTGTTTGTCTGTGGCGTCCTCGGGCCGCACCGTGATGCCGCGCACCATTCGCAGGGCTGTGGCCACATTCGGTTGCGGCTCCTCCTCCCGCAGAAGCATTTCGACCACGCGCGTTTGTTCCGGCGCCGATAGTCGGCTCAGTGCATCGAGTTCGGTGCCGATCTGCGCCAGCCAGGTCCCGCGCAGCCGCTCCCGGACGGCTGGATCGATGTTCTCGTATCGGCGCACCAGGCGCTGGATCGTCCGCTCCGACTCCTTGGTCAGCCGAGCGGTCTCCAGGGTAAAGCGGAGGATCGTCGCCAAGTTGGCGACTTGTTGTTTTCCCTTACCTTTTTTGTGTTTCGTGCTCGGGTGAAGCTCTTCGTAGGCGCGTTTGCGTTCGCCCAGAAAGATGGCCCGGTCCAGGTCGTTCAGATCTGCCCGAGCGAGGTTTTCATCGATCTCGCGCAGCCTGGCTTCCGCGCCGGTATAGGGGGAGACGATCGCCTGGATCGTCCGGCGCCCAATATGCCGCATCGCCCAGGTCCGATGCGCTCCGATGATCAGCTTGTGGATACCATTCTCGTCCGGCTCTTCGACCTCGATCGGCGACAGTTGGCCTTGCTCTTCAATGGAGGCCGCTATGACCTTGGCCCAGGCCTCGTCCACCGGACGCAAGCGGTCACTATCGTCGATCTTGTCCAGATCGAGCGTCACGATGTTCATGCGGCTTCTCTCTTTTGACGGTGTGCGCTTTCAGCCGCCTGCCTATTTTCGGCGGCATCGAAGCGAGGGAGCGGTTCGCCAGTCGGCGACCACCGATCTGGCCACAACTCGTGCAGAGGCACCTGCAGGGCGTTGGAAATCAGGCGTTCCACTCGCTTGGAGTTGTTTGGACGGCGGAGAGCACTGGCAATGGCGGAACGATCGAGGTCCCAGGCTTCGGATAGGTCAGAAATCGGCCCGAACTTCTTGCGAAGCTCGGCTTTGATATCCTCCCGATGCCAACCGTGCCGTTTTTGTGCCATCCTGCTTTCCGTTCGTCGGCACGGACGGGAATCCCGGCACCGGCCGTCACATTATTTTGTGATGGAAACCTGAATACAGGTGTTCGGTCAAGTCGGAAACGCAGTTCCCAGTTCTGTTTGGCGGCAAAATACTCGGAATACAGGACAAGCTATTGATTTTCATTGTAATTCAGAAATACGGCCTTCCGGTATGACGGTGAAGCCGAATTTCCCAGTTCCGTTCGATCGGCGCGGAATGATCAACCGATTCCGCCTCGCGATTCGTCACGCTGGTGGAACCGCTGCGGTCGCGGAAAAATCGGGGGTTCCGAAAGGGACTATTAACAATCTCTTACAGGAAGGGGCCGATATCAGGGTTTCAAACGCGCACGCGATCGCAGGGGCCTGCGACGTACTGCTCGATTGGATTACCACTGGTAAAGCCGAATTCTGGCCGGACTGGTATCGCGAAATGATGGGGACCAGCATCTTTACGCCATCGAAGGAAGGCAGCCAGCCAACAATCAAACCGGAGTTCAGTTATCTCGTCCGCCCTGAAGAAGCCTCGGAGGCGGAGGATACCGCAATGCGGGAAACGCCTCCCGAATTGCCTCCATCTCCGTTATCGGTTGATTCGGCGAAGCTGAAACAGGCAGTTCACCTGATTGCCTCGCTCGACGGCTTGCAGGCTGTCCTATCGGATTCCGGCTGCGAACGGATTGCCCGCGCCTATGACATCCTTGTAGGAGCAAAGCCATGAGTTTTGGCGCCGATTTTGCCCCCGAAGATCGCCATATTCGATCGGGTATCGAACGGATCGTGTCGAAAACGAACCTAACTGCGGCGGTTCGCCGCAAACTCTATTCCTCTTTGCGTCCAGCGATCGTATCTGGCGATCCAGCGCAGGAAAAGAGGGCCATTTCCTCGGCTCTTCGAGGCGTAGAGTGGTCCTGGGCGTGGCTCGATGAATGTGCCGCTGAATTTCGATCCCTCAGTATTTGGCCTGCATGTTGGCCTTCCTGGGGTCTTAAAGAGAGCTTTTCCTGGCCAAGGATCAGGCCGAGAACGCGCAACGAGATCTTCGGAGCAACTGTCGGCGGCGCGATTTATGCGGATATGCATGCCGCTAATCTCCTTCCCGTGCTTAAGCAGCAATCCTCCATGGAGCCCATTATCCGGCCGTCAAATCTCGAATGTCCCGCCGAAAGGGTGATGGCAGATCGCCATGGGCAACGCATCGCGGCCCTTGATTTTAGCTTGCTGCCGCCGTTCTTCCCCCTCGATGGCAGCCGGGTCACCTATATTCGCTAAGATGCTCTTAAGAGACTTTCAGATGTCCTCAAAGGTCTCCTGTGGCACAGCGGTGGTTTTCCAAAACCTAATGGCAGCGCTCCGAGAACATCCTTGTTTCTAAAACCGGCTCGCGGCGCCCGGATTTTTTGGTGGCCCCGCTGAAGCCGAGGACTTCCGCCGCCGTCCCACGGAATCCCGCTTCGTCCCGGATGATCCCGCCTATTCCAATATCAAGTGTCGGGACACAACGAGGACCCCGGACAGGCCCGCCAGGCCGCGATGGATGCCATGGACCCGTATTTCCAGGATGAGCGCACCGATCTCGCCGCCGCCGGACAGATCGTCGCCTGCGGCCTCACCGCCATGCGTG